CGCTGCTGCTTCGCTTGCAGAAATGCTCTGTGCCCCCGCAGCCATTGCCGCCGCGCCCTTTGCGCGTTCCGATGCGATGACCGCCTCATTTGCTCCGACAATGCCCCCGTACTTTCAGTAACCCGTACGTTGTTCCCTATGACCTGTGCCGCCGTCCCCGCCGATTCGGCACGTACGGTCTGCATCGCCGCAATCTGCGCTTCAGCACTCTGCGCGGCTTGCAGGTTGATCTTCCCGTACATCTCAGCCATGTACAGTTGTTCCTGCGCTGCACGTTGTGCAGCCGCCTGCTCAATGCGCATTGCCGACTCTGTAGCAAGGCGTACTTTTTCCTCTTCCGAGAGAGCCATCTTCGCAACGGTTTTTTCCATCGCCTTGATCTCTTTTTCGGTGAGCTGGTCAATTCGCCGCATACGGCGTGCAATGCTTTTTTCTTGTGCCGCTGTGAGTGCGGCCGGATCCGCTTGCGGCGCATTCTGCGCCATCTGCGCAGCCTGTGCTGCCTTCCATGCACCCGATACACCCGCGCTGATCTTTGCCGCCGCCTGCATTGTCTTATAGACTGCGACAACTTCCAGCCCCGTCTTCGCGAGGTCTTTCAGCTCTTTCTTGTTTTCGGCAACGAATTTCGCCGTCGTCGCGAGCCCCTCGATAATGGGAGGGAATACATCGGCAGCAATCGGGGCAATGACCGCACCGCCGACGTTCTTGAGCTGTCCTGCCTGCATTTCGACGAGTTTCAGCTGTTGGCTGATACGGTGCATTTCCTCGGGGTCAAGCCCGATGCTCTTGATTTTTGCAGCGTTATTCGCTGCCTCTGTGTAGTTTTGCAGGGTTTTTGTGAGTGCCATGCCGCGGACGCCGAGCGTGTTCATAATGAACTCTTGCCCGTATCCCGCCTCGACTGCTTTCTTATAGCCCTCCGACAGGTTCTTCAGCTGTTCGTTGAGCGGCAGAATCTTTCCCGCGCTGTCTGTGAGGGAAACACCGACCGCATCCAGCATTGCGCGTGCACGCTCGCCTGCCTCACCGTCCGACATGAGCGTCTTGTCCAGACGCATAAACGCCGCGCCGCATGTGTCTGCATCCCCGCCCGTGAGCTTTAGAATACGCGAAAACTTCCCAGCTTCGGCATAGGATATTTGCAGACGATTCGCGAGCTGATAGGCGGCTTCGCCCGCCTCCACCGCACCCGATATAAGGCTGGATAGCCCAAATCCCGTCGCCGCGATTTTCGCCAGCGAGGAGAACGAGCCGATGAGCTTATCTACTTTCCCCGTCGTTCCCGTGAGTACATCGGAGAACTCATTGACAGGATTCACAGAGAACGTCTTATTGATGTCCTGCTGCGCCTTGTTGAGACCCGCGCTCAATCCCGACGCATCCGCGCCGATCTTTATCACCATCTCCGATATTGTTGCCATCGCTACCTCCTTTCCATCATTCTGTCAATCCGAACTCCTCATATAGGATACGGCGGTCTTCTTCCGCCTTTTTTTGCACATCTGCCGGAGTCTGCCAAAGTGGTTCCGCGATCTTTTCCGCATTGATTGGTTCTTTCACATGAGGTGCAATCAGCCACGAAACGAAATATGCTTTCTTATAGTCCCGTGCCTTTTCGCGCCGCTTCCACCCTCGTATGAGGGCATAGAACTCGCGCGGCTGCAATTCCTCAAACTCTTTCGGCTTTAAGGTGAGTTCGGCGTAGGCAATTTCCTCCGCCGCCTCCACCCACTCACCGAAAGAGCTTACTGCTTTCCCGCGTCTTCATCCTCCGTCTCCGTATCTTCCTTATCCTGACCAAAAAGCCCCGTCGCGAGGATGGCGTTAATGATACACCCGTTGATGTAATCCAAGTTCCCTCCACCGGAACAAATCTCATCAATGAGGTCATACGCCTCATCTTCCGAGATGGAAAGCGCACAGCGTAGCCCCGCAACGGTGGCGTCAATATTCATTTGCTCAATCATGTGGACAACGCCGCCCGCAACGATCGAAATTATCGACTTTCCGATCTTTCGTTCAAATGCGGCAAGGGAACGGATCGTGAAACAAAGTTCCCACGTCTTTCCCTCTGCCGCCATCACTACCGTTTTCTTCATGTTCTACCCCTCCTCGTCAAGGTCCCGACGGCGGGGTAACCGCATCGCTCTTGAGCTCACTGATCGGACCGTTCCCCTGCAGTGTCACCTTGACGGTCGAAATGCCGTCATGTGCATTGTCCTCGTTGTAGTCCGTGATGAACGCCCATCCGGTGCGATACTTCTTATCGGGATATTCGATCTTGACGTGGGCCTGCTTGCTTTCGGTGAAGCAATAATCAAGAATCTGCAGCCCCTCATCAGTCATAATGACAAGTCCGCTGTACTCAATCGACCACGATTTCAGCCCCGGCATATTTGCACCCCATCCGCCTGACGCCTTATGGGAGGCGTCCAGCGTGTTCGCCTTACGCGAGAGCGGCGTATTGCGCTGCCCTCCGACGAGCACCCATGCGGGAGCATTCTCTTTCCCTTTGTTGATGTAGAGCAGTGTGTCTTTCCCCGGCGATGCCGTCGCCTTGGACGGGTTATCGGGGAGCTTCTTGAGTTCCTGGTCTGTCAACATGTTTATTCCTCCTGTTTCTGTAAATCTGTCACGACGGTAGCAATCCCATGATAGCCGCCGCCGTTTTCCTCGAATGTTTCAAGAAAATCAATGTCGCAGTCCATGACGTAAAAGCCATCGACTGTGAGTTTGTTCCAATATTCCGTGACAAGCGTCGAGATGTCATTCATGACCTCGTTGAGCTGTCGTCGTTGCTCACGCGCCGCCCAGACTTCTACGTTCGTCGTCACCCGCCATATCAGGCACTCTTTTGTGCCGACGGGCTTAAATGTCGCGTCTCCGACGGTGATATACGGGCGCGCCGCTTTCGATGGGACTTCCCCGTGTACGGGGCAGGTTTGCCCCGCCTTGAGGAGTTTCACGAGTGCCGTGTGGAGTGCGACCATAGGGACTTCCCGTATGACCCTCACGGCTTCACCGCCTTTTCTATGCGCGCCTCGATGTTGGGACGTTCTTTTTCAATGGCCGGGCGCATAAACGGTTTCTTTGGCATTTTCCCGGTAAACGTCCACCCACGCACAAATCCCTCACCAATTTTCAGCGCCTTTTTACGAATGGGAGCCGTAACACGCTCACGCGTGCCAAATTCCACAAGATGAGAGTGTGGCGCGGTTGCACGAACTTTGCCCGAACACGTTTTTTCGTCGAACTCCTGCTCAATGCCCTTACGCAAATTACCCGTCGCCCGAATTGGGGCGGTACGCACGGCGGCGGCATGGACAGCTGCAACACCGTCCCGCGTCGCCTGTCGAATCTCCTTTTGCGTCTTTTCATCGTATTTCTGTACGTCCACCATCGCACGAAATGCTTCTTCTCTGATGTTCGCAAAAATCTTGATAGACTTAGCCACCCGGGTCAACTCCTTTCGTTGTCAGGATAATCTCACCCGCCGTACTGTCATCGACATGGAGAACATGGAATTCCTCATCGCCGCGCCGGACTTTCCACCCCTTTTCAATGGGACGAGGTCGGATCCGTATGCCCTGTGTGATCTCAGTCGCGACTCCGCTTCCCATCGCATCCGATTGTGTGAAACGCGGGCGCAGGAACTCCGCCCAAGCCATGCCCTCGGACGCATACCCCTCCAAACCGCCGAATCCTACATCCTCCCCATATGAGGGACGCAGGATCTCGATTCGATGACGCAGGCGCGCCGTGCGAATCATGGCGCACCTTCCGGAACATAGTTCTGTAGCTGCGTTATCATCGAACGAATGAAATACGGGAACTCCTGCGTCTTCTCGTCGAGGCTGTCGCGATGGACGTACATCTCAGCGATGACCGCAAGGCGCAGGATGTCCGCCGACGCCGCGAAGTCCTCGTGCTTGCAATTTTTCGTGAAATTGTCAATCGCATTCACAAGGTACGACTCCGCGCCCTGCATACAGTACTTGATGAGGTCATCTTCAATGTCAAGGTCAACGCGCAGGTACGTCTTGACCTGCTCAAGCGTCACCGCCATGACGTACCTCCTTCCTTACGCCAATGTCACCTGTGCCAGCTTCACGGCGTCCTTATCATCTGCAACAACGCCGAAACGCTCCACGCAGCGCAGAGCGGTTGCATACTTGTCGAAAAGGAAGTCCTGCGAAACGGCAATCTCAACGCCCGCGCGCTCAAAGAATGCGACATAGTCCGCAAAGCTACCGATGTAGAACGGCACCTTCTTCGCCGCCGTCGGAAGTGTCCCGTTCGATACGACGATGATCTCCTTACCACGGAAACGGTAGGTGTCGGGCGCGGCAACATCGGGCACAAGCAAAGGTCGCTTCTGCGCGTCCTCGAGTTCGGAGAGCCACTGGAAGCCGTCCTGATTCGTCAGGATGCGCGCGTTCGCATAGTAGGCGGGGTCAAGGCTCACATTGAGCACCTTCATGAAGCCCTTCGCGTCCGTCACCGCCTCCGCAGTGAGCTTCTTGAGGAGCTTCAGGATCTCATCGTTTTCGGTGTTGACCGCCTTGCGTGCAAAACGCTGACCGATGATTCCAGTGATATTCACATCGGCATCGTCAAGCAGCTGATTCGATACGGGG